GAACTTTGCAGACTTAGGCACCAAACTTTCGGCCAGTCGTGTTCCGATGCCTCCAATCTGGCCGGTGACGAAACGCCTTGCCACCTTGGGTGCAGCACCCAACAAACCCTCGGTAGCGGCGCCAATCGGAGCGGCTGTGATAAATGCCAAGTTTTTCGTCTGCTCGCGGCGATCTTGAAGATCCGCAGCGACATCGTACTGCCGGTTTGCCAGAGCCTCGGAAATACGACGGTTGATCGTGGCATCAGCGTCTTCGGCTGCTGACTCACCTGATTGAAGTCCGTAGGAGATAGCGGCCCCGAGGGGAGCGGCTGGTCCAGCAATTACCGCAGCTGGAAGCGTTGCAACCGTGCTTCCAATACCGCCCATGATTTGAGCGGGGATTGACTCTCGCACGCCTGGAAGCCCAGGGTAGGTTTCTTTCCCAAACTCTTGGATGGCTTTGCCAGCGCGGTAAAGAGGCTCCTGCTCCAGGGGAACTTCGGCTGTCTGCTCAATCTTCCTTCCCGTGTACGGGTTGACTGTTGGCGGAGGGAGAAAACTAGCAACACGGGCTGCCCCCTTAAGTGTTCCGCCGATTCCTTCGAGCGCCCCACGCGGTAACTCGGACAGAGTGTTGAGCACAGTCTCAACTGTGCCGTACTCACCAGCGCGAAACTTCGCAGCTTCCTCGGCTTCGGTTTCGGCGGTTAACTGCTCTTGGCGCTTAGCGATTAAACCTTGCCGGATTGCTTGGTAATTTTCGCGAGCGTAGTTCTGCGCCTGCTCCTCGGTAATGTCATCCGGGAACGCCAGCCGGCCAAGCTCGCGTCCAAAGTCGATCTCGATGCCCATGGTGTGAGTGTTAACGACCTGGCAGCGGAGGCAATCCTGGAATAGTTGTTTGGAGTGTGACTGGAGGCTGCCTCAATGGCTGAACCCGATTGGTTCCTTGTCCAAGGCCGGCCTCAGGGCCAGGCATCGTTTTGGACTCCTTCAGTATTTGCTCCCGATTTTTTCGTTCAAGTTCCAAGTCTTTTTGGATTTCAGCTGCGGTTCTGCCGATTGAAAACATTTCGTCGGCAACGACTTTGACGGTGCCGTCGTCAAGGCGTTTGAGGTTGAAATCTTTTTGGCCACCTACGCGCAGCTTCTTCAGCTGCTGTTGCGCAGCGTCGATGTCAGCAAATAAATCCGGCTCCTGATCTGGAGAAGCCAAACGTTTGACTTGCAACTCGCGGGCGGCCTCTGGTGAGAGATCAATGGAAACCTCTTCACCTCCCGGAAGGGTGTACTTCATTGTCCCCGCCTTCTCCGCCTTCTTAGCAGTAGGCGTAGGAGCAATCCACTGTCTCCCCCCAAACGACATTCGTTGGCCACCACCCATGGGCGCGCCTGAACGGGTAGGCGCAGCAGTAACGGGGACCTCGCCAGAGAAAATGTCAGGTGTAGAAATGTCCTCGATCTGGTTTCTCACTGCGTCTGGGAGTTCTCGGTCCTGCTCTTGATCGGCAGGCATAAATCCACGTCGAATCATGGCCGCAGTAAGATCCTTCTCTTGGGCCATTCGCTTTGCCATGCCGCGAAGTTTTCCGGTCTGGTAGGCTGGGCTTGAGATGACCTCTGGTGAAAGCGGTGCTTGCGTTCCAAACAAAGCACCAAGCTCTCCCTCTGCGGCGGCTAGCGTATCGGATTGAAGACGGCGATCCCGCTTCAAAGCAGACCCTGCATAGTCAGGTTCTCCCTGAGGATTCAGCACAAGATCCTGACCAAACTGTGCCGCCGCAGCATCGAGGCGAGCTTTGATGCGCTCATCGAGTGCAGCCCTTCGTTCGATACCCAGCTGGTTGTAGTAGTCCTGCCTGATCCGCGCCTCTTCCTGCCGTTGCGCCGCTGCTTCCTCACGCGCCTGGCGCTGATTCGCCAGCTGCACGCCTTGAAGGTACGACTGCCCGATGTTTTCGAGTCCTGAGAAGGGGTTTGCCATAAATTAGCCTGCGTCAAGAATTCCAAGTTCAATACCAGATCCGGTTCCAACTCCTGGTCCAGCCCAGTTGTTTCCAGTGGCAGCACTGCCACCGGTTCTGCCTCCAAATCCACCAGACCCCAGCGCACTAAACCCAAGGTTGGTGAGCCCGGAACCAAGCGAACCAAGCGCCTGACTGCCAACTCCACCTGCGCTAGCCATGTTGTACGAGCCGAGTAACGCGGCTTGTTTTTTGGCGCGTTCGTCAGCACGGATGTTGGCAATCATCTGCGGTGTGAACTCGTAGTTAGCCAGCGGAGCCAACGGAGTAGTGCCAAGGATGTTAGCAAACTGCTGCCCGCCCGCCTGCTGTAACGCCAACGACGTGCGACCAAGATCGCGTGCAGTAAGGTTTCGAGCGGCTTGACTTCCAGCGTAGCCACCGGCCAGCGCCCTGCCAGCAGCCTGACGTTGCACTTGAGCCGCGACATCAGGCGGAAGCTCTCCGCGAAGCAAAGCCATGGCATTTTGTGTCCGCTGAGTTTGCGCCTCTTGGTATCCCGGCACTTGAATCCCTAGCGACTCAAGAAGCTGCGCCCGGTTGAATGCGTTTCTCTGCGCCTCAAGCTCACGCGTGCGTGGCGTCAGCTGCTCCGCCTCGCCGACAGCGGCGGGAATGTCGAGGCCAGGCATATTTGCCACGCCGCGAGCGCCAGCGCGATCTTTGCTAGCTTGATTGGCACCCATTGCGGCACCAACGCCGCTAGCAACGAGGCCTGTTCCGACTACTGCTGTGGCTACGAATGACATGGTAAGTATTGGTTTTGCCTCACGTATGTGAGGTCGTTCAAAAGCTCTTCGTGATCCTTCTTGTTATCGAGATTCAAGTGAACCGTGGTCCAAACAGTGTCCTCATGAATCAGCAGCACCCGACGGGTTCCGGGCTTCGTGATGCCGGAGTATGGCGCCGTGTACGTCACGCACCCCTCGTTCTCGCTGACCACCGTGACCTTGCCTTTGGTGATGAAGAACGGGTTGTCGAACTTATGGATGCGGCTGGTGACGATCGAACCGGCCGGCATGAAGATTTCGCGCACGTACATCCCTTCCGGGAACGTGTGCTTCAGCGGACACTCCTGCGGCGGAAGGTTTGATACGAACGCTTCCCATCTGTCCAAACGATCGTCGAACGTGATGGTTTCATCCGTGAGGATGTCCAACCACGTCACCGGCTGCACTACAACTGGAAGCTCTTCGGTCATCAGATAAATCCACCGAAGATGAATTCAGTCTTGGCCGATCCGAACGGCTGCACGTTGATCACGCTGCGCTCGTTGGGGCTGTAGGCCTCGAGTTCGTTTCTGAGGGATCGCAGAGACAACTGGATCTCGCGTTCAGCCTCGGTGTATTGATTCCGGTCCTCCTTCTGGATGGCCTTCATCATGTGCTTGATCGCCTGGAGATTGCCGATGAACAGCCAATCGGAGTCAACGATGGCCGGAATGAACTCCAGACGCACGATCGCCTCGACTACCGTGTTGGTGCATTCCTCATCTGGAGGCACGCATCCGTCGCCGTGGTCGATGCAGCAGTTGTCCTGACTCGAGTTGCAGCCGGCCGTGCCGCCGCAGACCTCGGGCATATTGATCAGGTAGGTGCGGCGATACTCGGGGTTTTCTTCGCTGGGACCCCAGAGTGCGACTTCCGTGGTCACAGTACCGTTGTAGGTCGAAATGCGCAGCCTTCCTTGAGTCAGCGGCTTCTGGGCGCCGGTGAGTCCAGGCTTCTTGAATTGCTTCGTTGTCTGGACAAACGGAGTAATGTTGGGGTTTGGCAGAGTGACGTATTCACCCCACACATACTCTCCGGAAACGGTGTCGTAGGTCCGAATGGCCTCATTGGTTACCGGATCAATCCCTTGAAGCAGGACACGTTTGCCAGCATCAGCTGCTAGCTCTGGTGCCACCTGAAAATAGCAGGTCTCGATCGAATCCCGAAACTGCGTGACCATACCGCGATCCAGCAGCTGGTCTTGCTCGCATCCCTCACGGCCGCAACCGGTGCGCGGCGCCCGTTCGTCGGTCTGGAACTCGTACCACTGGTTCTGGATCGGGATGTTGTACCCGCAGACGTTCATCGCCTCGATCGTCTTAACCTCGCGAGGCCAAGTGATGCAGCCGGCGGTGACGCAGATGCGGAGCTTCTTGTACGTGCCCCACCACTTGCCCATGTCGGCAAGCCGCGCTTGAGCCTCGTTCAGCAGCTGGACGAAACGCTCGTCGCAGGTGGCCAGACCAACAGCCTGTGCGATCGTGGAGTTCTTAGCTTGGGCGAGGGTTTTTCTCATGTTAGCGGATGGCTCGGGCCATGACTCTCCATTTGGCTTCGTCGATCGCGGTTAAAACTCCAGTGTCTTTGCGGTTTACAGAAATTCCTGCTACACCGTTGTTTCGGATCATACCGATCGAGGTCGTGTTTGAGAACGAGGTAACTCGAAGATCGCTCTCTGAAAGGCCCGATCGAAGGATGCTGCCAACCGGAATATAATCGCCGCCCTGCGGGTTTGCTCCGGCGTATCCAGCGTCACCACCGGCATCCGTGCAGATAATCCCGATGTCCCAAGTCAACGGATCAACTCCGAGGCCGTGTGTAAACGTAACGCTTCCGCCTGCCGCCGGAATCGCCTGATAATTCGCCACTGGCGTGATGTACCCCGACTCCCACACCGTTGCTGGAGTCGAGTTGGTCCGAAGAAACTGGCGATTGGTTCCAGGAGCGATATTTGCGGTCCCAACGTTCAAGCCGGGGTTCAACAACTGGAAACGCGTTCCGTCGTACACGACGACGCACATCTGGTTGGCCACGATGTCGTTGGCGACCAGCGGAATGGTGCCAAACTTGGTAACCGCCTTCGCCGCAAGTCCATCGACGGCGACCGTCGTGGCCCCGGTGTTTGGAGCGTTCGCGATGAACGCGTAGCAGACACCGGTGCGATAAGCCTGATTCACACCTGGCGAAGTGGGACTCAGCGTCACCGTGTAGGCGTTGGCTGCACCGCCACCGACGCCGTATGTAAACTGCGTCTGAACCCGCGCCCACCCGGCCGGGGCCGTGGCGCTGTACTTCAGGATCTCGATGGGGTTTGCGTTGGCATCAAGCCTGAGCCAATAAAGCGGGGATCCTGCGGGCGGGGAAACCGCGTTAGCTTCCCACTCTGGCGCGACCGTCTGCTGAGCAATCAATGCGGCCGCCTGTAATCGTCTGGCTTACACGGGCCGGGGTCGCATTGAAGATCGAGACACCCTCCCGGGCAATCGAAATAGAAAAATTGATCCAGCGGCGCAACGCACCGGTCTGGCCGTCCAGCCAGGAACGATGCGCCAAACCGGCCGCCGTTGTTGCGAACAAGATCCTGCCCGCTCAAACGACGCACAGTGTTGCACGTGATCTGGATGTTGCTGACGTACCGGAAAAAGTTGCCGGTTGCCGATGTAAACGCCACGTCCGGGCCGACATTCGCGCAGGTGAACGTGGTTGGAGTCGGCGTTCCAGTGACAATGTTTTCGTCGTTGAAGCTGGTGTTGATGAAACCTTCGGTCGTCACGTGATCACCGATGGACAGGTGGTGCGCCTTGTTCGTGGTGAACGTCGCGACGTTTGATGTCCGCTGGTAGGCGATGGGCAGCATTTCCCAGGGGAATTTCACCGGGAGGTTGATGCCAACAAAACCGCCGCTAGATGAAACGACGGCGCCGGGATTGATAACCGTGAACGTCGTAGGCGCAGGCGTTGACGCGACGGTAAAGACTCCGTTGAACGTGCCGTCCGTTACGCCCACGGTAGAAATCTGCATTCCCACCTGAAGCTCATGCACAGATGCCGTTGTAAACGTCGAGATGCCGCTTCCGTTGCGGCTCACCGAGGAGATCGGAATCTGGTAGTCCGTCGGGTAGTACCACTTGCTGCGATCAACGTCGTGATTCAGGACGATAAACGCAGCGTCGAGCGGATCGAAAGCCGTCTGGTAATACCAAGTTCCCGGCCCTTGAAGTAACACGTCATTGTTTTCAACAACCATGTCGCGGTGTGCTGAAATCAATGTGGAATACGGATTCGGATTCGCTGTCAACGGCCCGATCAACTCATACCAATCCTGCACGTTTAACGCTATGAACGCACAAATATCCAACGCTGAGTTGTTGTGGATGCGCGTTCCAAAGTGCTGGTACGAATCAACGTAGAAACAGGTTCCAGTAAACCCGTCGAAATTGTTGTAGCGAACCTCGGCGTTTAACGTCTCTCGAACGGTGATAGCATGAACTGGGCTCTGCTGGTTGACCTTATTTGGTCCACCGCGAACCTCGTTGCGCTCGAAGGTGCATCCAGCTGCAAGGATCCGCTGGCTGCGAAGCATTTCGACGCTTCCGTCGATGTATTTGCCCGGAACCACGTTGACCCCAGCATTTGCGGCAGTGAACCGATAATTGTCCGGAACGCTGATTACCGTAACGGTTCCGTTGAATGTCGGATCCGCTGAAAATCCAGAAACGGCAACCACGTCCCCAACCCGCAGCGTGTGCTTCATGACGCAGGTGTACGTCGCCACGCCAGCGGATCTGGAAACCACGTTGATCGGATTCACAAGGCTCGAAAAGCCACCGATCGCGCACTGGGTGTTGGCTTCCGCGTTACCGGGATAGAGAACGCTCTGAATCGAGTTTCGCCCCTGGTATCCGAATTTGTTGTTGATTACCCTCACCCCCTGCGTCTCGGTATCTACCGTCATCGGCAGGAACGAGAGGGCGATGAACGTCTCAGCGTCTGCGATACCAACGCCGAAGTCGTAGAACTGGTTGTCGCGGAACACTGCGTTTTCCCCGCGATGATTGATGCCAGCGACCGTGTAGGAGGAGTTGACCCCTGCGGTCGATTGCGCGGTGGCTGGAACGTCCGGGTAGTAGTTCGGAGAGTAGACGCGTCCGTTTTGAGCGGGCAGCGTTATCGGCGCCGTTGCGCGGAAACAATAAAACTCCTGTCCGCCCGGAAGGAATCCATCGACCGTTTTTGTGCCATTGAAGGCCGGGTCGGTCATCCCCGTAATGACAACGCTATCACCAAGCGTAAAACCAAAGTTCCATTGCGGGTGCTTGGTGTAGATGTCAGCAAAACCGTTGTTCCTTCCGCCGATGATTACCGCTCGAAAATCTCTCTGGAATGTTTGTTGTGTTATGTTTTGAACATAACCGTACCCATTAAAACTTATGTCACTGACTCCACCAATAGTTACATTTGAAATGTACTGATTGATTTCGCTGACATTAGTGTACGGGGACGGAACGACGGGAGGGGAATACGATGGAGTTGCCGCCGCAGTTATAAAATGCGGGTAGGCGGTCGTGTACGTGTTTACTCCAGCGGTCCTTGAAACGGATGTAATTGCGATGTCAGCAACCGAGTTGTTCGCATAGTTGCCGTCAAACGTGATGCCTTGAATCAATGTGTTCTTGCAATTCGTAGCATCCACAGGGCGGCCCGGATACGCTCCAGCACCTCCAACCACGCCGCTTCCGGCATAATTGCCAAGCGTCTTGATCATCTGGATGTTGAATCCATAGGTATCGAGTCGCTTGGTTGACGTATGGTTTGCAAACTTCAGGGTCGTTTGCCCGATGCCTTTTCCGACAAACTCTACGTTGTCGGTTGCAAGTCCGTATCCGAGGACCAACGAAGATGTGTATCCGCCGCCGATTAGGTTGATCCAGCCGTCTTCAGTGACCAAACCAGTGTCGGCGCCGGGAACTGCTGCCGTGAATCGAGTGGGGTTGATGATCGAAACAACCTGAAAGCCAAACTGGCTGGCGCCTGTTCCGTTGAAGGTTGAATCGGAAAACCCGTAAAGCGTGATTTTTTCGTTGGCAACAAGTCCGTGCGGCGTGGACGTGTTGAATGTCGCCACGCCACCAGTCCGGATTCGATTGATGATCTTCGCCCCCGGACTCGACCCTAGCAGAAACGTGCCTGCCGGGAAATCGCATCGACCAGCTGTGAGCAAGCATTCGTTGATCGCCCACGCGCTGTTTCGTAGCCCGCAGGGATCCGCTCCGTAATCAACTGGGTTTGAAGAGGGCATACTAGGCAGAGAGTAACGGGCAGGCCACTCGGCTGAGATCGCCGTAGATGTCCTCCTGGAGACGTTGGGCAACCATGGCAATTCGCTTCAAGCGAAACCTGCCGGTGTTCACGTAACGCAGCTGGAATTCGTAGCCATCGCGAGTGAAACCGCCGGTCTGCACGTCGCACTTATCAGGCGGTTGTGGCAGGGCAATGCGCGATCGGGCGGGCGGCTGGTAGTATTTGACCTCTTGGCAGTTGATCACCGCCGGCGGGCACGAAACCTCACCGGGCTCGCAGTTGCGGTACTTCGCGCAGTCTTTGATCTCGGCCCATGGATGCCAGCACTCACCCTCGTTGGCCTTGAAGTAGACCTTGGCCTCGATGCTGCCCATGACCTGATCGTACCACTGTTCGGCGCTCATCAGGCGCTTCTTGTTGGCAGGCTCGGCAAACGTGAGTGAGCGTGTTTCAACGATCCACTCGATCGGTGAATCATCGAACCCATCGAAATCAAACTGACCAGTGCGGGTAACCTCGTAGAGGCCGATCTTTCCCTGATTGAGCCCGAAAAAGAAGCAGCGTTCCGATTTTTGAACCCGAACCGTCACCATCTGGAGAATGTCAGCACCCGTCCAGACGCCTTCCCAAGCGGGAGGCAGCTTCCGGCCCATTCCGGAAACCAAGTCGAAATCCATGACAACCAACCCGCGATGAACGATGCCACGACCGTTCACCTTCTGCGGCTGTATGGTCATCAGCATCCGGTTGTCGAAGTTCACGGAGCTAGCAGCCTTGAGATAAAATTCCGTGTCGTAGGCCAAGGCCCTCACAACCTGCCGGCTGATAGGGGTGTTGCCCCATTCGGTGAAATCGCGCCTGGCGTAGATCAACGACCGAATGCCGTCCTGCGCTCGGAAGAATAGGTCACCGTTGACCGGGACAATCGACTCATGGTTGAACGAGCCGAAGTTCAACAGCGCGAATCGCTGGATCGGATAATCGAGATCCTTCCAAACATCGCGATCCACTGGGGCGTTGAATGCGTAGGTCGCAGTCGGAGTGAATACCAACAGGTCGCCATCTCCCAGGGACGTGTCCAAGTTGGCGCCGAACGCCAGTCCGGTGATCGGGCCATTAGAGACGGCAAAGGCGCCACCTTCATTGAGGAATGTGTTCTCGGTGAATCGAATGACGCTGTCGCGCCCATAGGCCGGATCGCCATACACCAGATCGCCGCCGTAATATTCTGATCCATTAGCAACCCAGAGGCGCCCCTTTCCGTAAGCCATCGGGCCTCCGATTGGAACCTCTTCTCCAGTTGCGCGCCTCAAGGACCCGCCGTTGTAGAGATACGGTGGGCTCTGCTGGTCTTGGACAACCAACCAGTTTTCGGCCTGCTGGAAAAACACGTGGTCAGCCGTTGGGCTTTCCGTCTCCATTTTGTACGCGACGAACAAGGGTCCAAGCAGTGGTCCTGCATCCACTCCGGGATTGTACACCGTGAAAGTCGTCGGCGAAGGCACGCTATCGACTACGAAGTCCCCAAAGAATCCTTCAGGGAACGATGCGCCAACAGGCTCCGGGAGTCGCACGACCATTCCAGCAGCGAGCCCGTGGGGTGCGGCGCAAACGTAGGTAGCGACGTTTGATACCCGGCCTCTGCTGTTGACCGTGAATTGGAATCCAATCGGAGTCAGGTCCTGAACCAGAAATCCAGCGGATATGTCTATCTGGAAAATTTTCCCGCCGATTGCGGCCATCAGGTAGGGTTTTTCGCTGTCGGAAATGTAGGTCCCGCAGCCCTGAAAGAAGCCCTCCGTGAACGCTTTTTTGACGGCCGCGTTGTAGTACCCGTTCTGGTAAACCTCGGTGACGTCCGGGAACGTCAACCCTTTCAACCAGATCCCTGGCCGCGCCTTGGGAAAACCTCCACGGACAGTCGTGTTCACCGCCCAAGCCAGTTGGTTGGGTTGAATCAATGACGGAGAGAACCCGCTATCTACACCCCCTTCAGAGGTGAGCAGGCCGTCAACCACGCGATTCTTTTCGGCGACCATGACGCTTGAACCCATTGAAAGGCCATCGCAGGATTCCCGCAAGATGAATGAAAGCCCCGATTACTTGTCCATACCGTGGCGTACAAAAGACCGCTTCCTGATCGAGGCTGAGATGGTGCGTCGTGGCGGGTACATTCACAACGCCGGCGTGAAGTACGGCCAGGGCAAGTATTACCACTTCCGCGCTGCCATGACGGCGCTGTGGCCGCACTTCGACTGGCATGAATGGTCGGAGCTTCTGATCCAAGCATTCGTCGAGAACCAAGAGGTTGGCATCATGGGGCCGGGTTCATCTGGCAAGACGTACAACTCCGCAGCGTTTGGGCTGTGCTCGTTCTACATCTGGCCGAAGGGCACCTCGATCATCATGTCGTCAACGACGCGTGAGGGTCTCCAGCTGCGAATCTGGGGCTCGATCAAAGAGCTTCACAACAAAGCCAAGGAACGCCGCGAGTGGCTCCCGGGCCGCGTGATTGAAAGCCGGTTCATCCTGACCAGTTCAGATGAAGACGCCGAAGCGCAAGACTTTCGAGACGGCATCATCGGTGTAGCGTGCAAGGTGGGCGGCACGTTTGTCGGCCTCTCGAACTACGTCGGATTGAAGAACGACCGCGTGATGTTGATCGCGGACGAAGCCTCACTGATGGGGCGCGGTTTCTTGGACTCGGTGGCCAACCTTCGCAAGAACCCCGAGTTCAAGCTGATCGCGATGGGCAACCCCAAGGACCGCAATGATGCGCTTGGCGTGGTGTGCGAACCGCATCCGACATTCGGCGGCTGGGAGGGCCTCGAATACTTGGAGAAAACGCGCACCTGGAGAACGCGGGCACCCGGTGGGTTGGCTGTCCAGCTGTGTGGATACGACACGCCGAATGCAAAATTCCCCAAGGGCACGAATCCGTACCGAGGCATCATCACGCCGGAGCAGATTCAGGCGGACCTCGATTACTACGGCCGGGACTCGTTGCAGTTCTCGATGATGAACCTCGGTCTGCTGCCTCGGGACGGTGGCACCAGGCGCGTGGTCACGATGTCGTTGTGCGAGCAGAACCAAGCGTTCGACGATGTCGCGTGGGACCGCGCTGACAAGATCATCCGCGTGATCGGCATCGACGCTGCGTACTCAGGCGTCGGCGGTGACCGATGTGTTATGACAGACCTTAAGTTCGGACCAGATGCGTCCGGACGCACGGTGCTAGCATTCGCGGAACCGCCCATCGTGATTCCAGTCACGGCCGTCAAGGCACAGCAGGCCGAAGAGCAAATTGCCGAGTACGTGTTGCTGTACTGCAAGCAGCGCAATATTAACCCGGAGCAGGTGGGGTTTGACTCCACTGGACGCGGCACACTGATGTCTGCGTTCGCTCGCCTGTGGTCTCCGCAGGTGGTTCCGATTGAGTTCGGCGGGAAGCCACTGGATCGTCCGGTACGCCAGGGGGATGCGAAGACCGAGCGTGAGGCCTACGGCAAGATGGTGACTGCGCTCTGGTATTCGTCTCGCCTACTCATCGAATCCAAGCAGTTGCGGAAACTGCCCCGTGAAGTCGCCGAGGAAGGTGCGATGCGCGAGTGGGGTATCGCCCGTACTGGATTGATCGACGTGGAGCCGAAGCACAAGACCAAGGAACGCATGGGCCGATCGCCTGACTTGTGGGATTCGTTCGTGGTTGCGCTCGAAATGGCGCGCCGAAACGGTTTTGAGATTGCAGGCGGCCACGGTGTTGGTATTGTCAAGCGACAGACACCAAAGTGGCTGACGCGTATGTCTGACAAGCGCCGGTCAGTGGAGTCTCAACATTCGCTAACCTACTCCTAATCTTATGGCCTCATTCAACAAAGTCATCCTAGTCGGAAACCTCACCCGCGACGTAGAACTCAAGCACCTGCCGAAGGGAACCGCCGTCTGCAACCTGAGCATGGCAGTCAATCGCCGCTGGAAGACTGAGTCCGGTGAAGACAAGGAAGACGTCTACTATGCTGAGTGCAAGGCCTTCGGAAAGCAGGCTGAAACGATCGCCCAGTACGTCAAGAAGGGGCATCCGTTGTTGGTTGAGGGGCGTCTGACTCGGGAAGAGTGGGACGACAAGAAGACCGGCGAGAAGCGGTCCACCACCCGGATCATGATTGAGACCTTCCAATTCCTGAAGGGTCGCGATGAAGGCGCTGCGCCGGCTCCGCGCCGCGAGTCTGCCCCAGCCGCTCCCAAGCCTGATCTGGACGATTCAGACGATCTTCCGTTTTAATGCTGCCGTATGAGCAACATGAATCTGACTTCGTTCCCCAACGGTGGATGGCAGTATTACCAGCCCGAAACCAAGTGGAATAAACCCAACCCGATGAACGATGATTTCTACGAAACGGCCAGAATCATCGCGCAGCATCGGGCCGCCAACGGTCTGCCAGCTTCACTCGAGAAGGCTCAACTGGACCTAGAGAACTACACCAAGGCCCGCTTTCCGTCCACGTACTCAACACCAGGATCCAATGTACAACCAAGGGTTTCAGGCTGTCGCACGTGCGGCCGCTAAATTGCGCCAGACGGCTCAAGGAGCGCGCATCCTAGCCGAATGGCTTGGTGATGGTGGAACGCCTGTCGATCGCCGGCGGGCGCAGGATCGCATTGATACCTGCAACCGCTGTATTCACAACAAACCCACGGATGCACGGTCGGTTACCAAGACCGTGGCCGAGGCTATTCTGGAGCAGGAACAGGCGCGCAACGACATGGCGATGTTTCTGCAAGGTGAGGGGCTTGCTGGCACCTGCGAAGTCTGCGGATGCTACCTGAAGCTGAAGGTCTGGGTCCCTCTTTCGTATCTTGGCAAGACCGAAATGCCCGATAATTGCTGGATTTCGCACGAACGGAAAGCAATCTGACACCGATATGAGCTTCAAGGAACCCAGCAGAGTCTGGAACGTCGTTAGCGCCATGCTCGAAGCGGAACAGCCGCGCTCCCGCAACCGAGCGCGCATCAACTCCTGCTTCAACGGCAACCCTCCATACACCCAGGAGGAAGCACGCGACAACCGCATCCAGACGAACGTCAACTTCCTGGAAGGCACCCGGATCATCCATGCCTCTCGCCAGCAGTTCACGAACGCGTTCCTGAAGCCTCAGAATTACTTCTCGGTTGGTCTCGACATCGGACCCCGCGACAAGCGCACCCAGTGGGGTAACATCATCACGAAGCAGCTGAACCGCGTGATGAAGCGGTCTCCGAAATACTCCACGGTCTTGGAGTCTCAGTTTGCGGCCACGGTGCTTCACGGCATCGGGCCAGTCACTTGGCTTCGTGATCGCGACTGGTGCCCATCGGCTCGCGGCACTGAAGACATCTTGGTCCCGACCAACACGTTGACCACGATGGAGAACCTGTCGCACTTCGCGATCTACACGTCCTTCACGGCTCAGGACCTGATCCGTATGACCCGTGGTGAGAACGTGGACCCCGGCTGGAATCTGACGCTGGTGAACCAGCTGCTGGCAGCGATGATCGAACGCGAGGCCACCAGCCTCCAGGTCAACGACTGGTCCGGCCAATACTTCCCTGAGAAGATTGAGGAAGATTTCAAGGAGAACTCCGGCTACTGGGGTTCCGACGCGACACCGGTGCTGCGTTGCTACGACTTCTACTTTCTGGACACGACCAGTGACGACCCCTCCTGGCGCCGCCGGATCATCGTTGACCAGTACAACAGCGGCATCGGCAATATGCAGACCGCTGGACAGTGGCTCTTTGATGCGGGAGATCGGTGTTACGGCCGCGACATCTTTGAACTGATGCACGTCCAGTTTGCCGACGGCGCCGTGGTGCCTCCGTTCCGTTGGCATTCCGTTCGGTCACTCGGATACCTGCTGTACTCCGTCTGCCATCTCCAGAATCGGATGCGCTGCAAATTCACCGACTCGGTGTTCGAGCAGATGCTGTGGCTCTTCCGCAACGTCGCTGACGGTGACGCTGAGCGCATGGAGAAGATCGACCTGTTCAACATGGGTGTGATCCCGGAAGGACTCTCCTGGGTTCCGCAGTCTGAACGTCACGTGCTGGACTACCCGATGCTCTCTGGCGCCATGGCAATGCACCGACAGATCATGGCCGAGTCCAGTGCGGCCTACACGCAGGACGTGAACGACGGTTCATCGAAGGAACTCACGGCGACCGAAGTGATGGCCCGCGTGAACAACGCCAATGCGCTCATGGGCTCGATGCTCACCCGCGCCTACACTCAGCAGACCTTCCAGTACCGCGAGATCGCTCGCCGGTTCTGCACGATCGACCATCCCGATTGCGTTCAGTTCCGCCGCAAGTGCGAAGCCGAAGGCGTCGATCCGTCCGTGTTCAACAACCTCGACAGCTGGGACATCATGCCTGAGCGCGTCATGGGCTCCGGCAACAAGATGCTCGAGATCGCGCAGGCTGACCGCCTCATGGCCATCCGCCCGTTGCTAGCACCGGATTCCCAAGCCGAGGTGGTTCATATGTACGTCGAAGCCAACACCGACGACCCCCTCCTGGCGAATCGTCTCGCACCGGTGGACAACAAACCCGTCTCGCCGGCCGTCGAGCGCGCTACGATGGCGTGGGGCACGCTCATCGACGGTCAGCCGGTGGTTATCGCGACCTCGATCAATCGGCCCGAGTACATCCAGACGCTTCTCCAGATGCTTGGTGGCGCCATCGGGCGCATCGAGAAGGAGCAGAACGGTATGCCGACCATGGAACGCGTGCTTGGCTTGGCCAACGTCATTCAGCACATCCAGGAGCAGATGCAGTTGATCTCCCAGGACCCCGGCCAAGAGCAGAACATGAAGCTCTACAACGACGGCATCGCTCAGGCCTCCAACTACATCAAGGGCTACGTGCAGCGTCTTCAGCAGCAAGCTCAGGCTCAGGCCGAAGCAGGCGCAGCTGGAAATGGGATGGATGCCGAGACCGCTGCGAAGATCCAGTCGATGCTCATCACCGCGCAGTCCAAGGCTCAGATCGCTGCCGCGAACTCCGAGCAGAAGCGCGTCCAGAAGCAGGTGGCCTTCGAGCAAGATCAACAGCGCAAGAACGCCAACACGATCGCCGAGGCTCAGCGCAAGGGTGCGCTCACTCGGGCGGACATTGCCGCCATGGATCTCAAGACTCAGGCCGACATCCTTAACCAATGATACAATCCCCCAAGCAAGAGTTTCAGCGCGACAAACAGCGCCTCCAATCAGTCGAGCGAATGCTCGAAACGCCCGAACTCCAAGCCGCGCTCTTGGCGGCCTTCAATAATTTCTGCTGGAACCTTCCGCCCTCGGAGAACCCGCAGCATGGCTGGAATGCCAACTGCAAGCGCGCCGGTGCGCGTGCGTTCATCGAGGAACTGAATGGTCTGGTGGAAATGCGAAAAGAAAAAACGACTCTTAATCAGAACCTCGAATGAACCCGCTGCTATCACCAGATGCCCCAACTGAACGGGGCGCAGATTATTCCGAAGCATTTTCCGGCATCGACGCTATCGAAGGGCAAGGTCTGGACAACCCGATGGGTTCAGCGATGCCTGCGCCTGTTGCTGCACCGACTCCCGCTCCCGCTCCTGAGCCGGCCCCAGTTGCTGCCACCACTACCCCGGCTGCCGAAGCTCCAAAGCCGAAGGTTGAAGACCTGTTTAACCTGGATCGGTTCACTCCGAAGAAGGAAGAGCCCGCACCTGCTGCGAAGACGGAACCCGCCAAGCCGGAACCGACCTCGATCAAGCAGTTCCGCGAGCAGTACGAGATGACCAAGAAGGAGCGCGATGATTTTGCGGCCAAGGTCACGGAACTCGAACGCGCCAAGTCTGAAGGTACTCGCAAGGAAGTCGAAGAAGCCACCAAGGCCCTGAAGGCTGAGATGGATTCGATCCGCAAAAACGCCGAGGAACTGGACACTGAAGTCCGGTATCTCAACTACACGCGATCTGGCGAGTACAAGCAGAAGTACGAAGCGCCGCTGCGTGAAGCGTGGCAGACTGCCCTTGGGGACATCGACGGTATCCGCGTCACTGATGAAGACGGCACCGAGCGCGATGCCAATCATCAAGACATCATGACTCTCTTGAACGTGCCGGTAGCTAAGGCTGCTATCATCGCCCAAGAGACGTTCGGCCCAGCTGCGCCTGAGATGATGGCTCACCGCCGGAAGATCCTCGAACTCACTCAGTCTCGAGACAAGTCCATCGCCGAGTGGAAAGAGAAGGGCGCCCAACGCGAGATCGAGAAGTCCAAGCTCGTTGAGACCCGCCAGTCCCGGTCACGCGAGTTGTTCGAGTCGCAGTTTGCCGACTATGAGAAGACCCACGCTCAGCTGTTCGGCCGAGAGGAAGGCGATGAAGATGGAAACCGCCTGCTGGATGAAAGCGATCGCCTGATCAAGATCGCTTTGAAGGGCGAAGGCGTCGATGCCGACATGGGCTACGACGACAAGGTGGACCTGATCACCAAGGCTCAGGCTCAGGTGGCGCTACGTGCGCGGGCCTACGGGCGCGAGCGCCTGCGGGTGATCCGGCTCCAGCAGAAGGTGGCCGAACTCGAGAAGAAGGTTGGCAAGGTCCGGTCGTCTGAACCCGGCCAAGGTGAAGGCACTTCGACCGCTACCCGGGTGGCGCCGAAGAACGCCGAGGACGCGATCGACGAACTTCCGTCAGCGTACTAACGGGCGGCCTTGCGCCTACCAGCAGCGGCTCGGCGTTGGAACTCTTCCGCGCCGAGCTTTTTTCTGCCGATGAATGCCGCGAGAGCGCGAGGATCGTCCGCACCTTGATTCTTCAGCTTGCGGACCAGTTTGGCGTATTTGGTTTGCATAGAGTCACCAGGCCCGGCAGGACCAATACTTGGCAGACAGCTTCGTTCCCGGGGTGTCGCAACCATGCCGCGCACGGAAGCTCTTACGGTTTTTCGCGATGTGCCTCTTGATCGGCATCTTGGGATCACCGAAGCGCACCAAGCGCACCTTGCCATCTTCCTTTGCCAGCACGGCAGACTTCTTCGAGGCGCCCGGGGTCGCCTTGGGCTTGTTGTAGCCGGCGAACTTCTGGCCTCGGTAGGTGATCATTATTCCTTCGGTAGTGCGTACCATCCCTCGTGGATTGTCACGCGGTTTCGGCTTTTGACGATCTTGCCTTCAGAGTCTTTGGCCCACACATGGGCTTTGACCGATTCAGCCAGTCTGACGGGTTGTCCTGGCGGGACCATCACTACCCTTGTCGGGGTGCAGCCCAGCGGCAACAAC